GTATGACTAACGAAACAGAGGGTGTTATGGAGCAGTCTACGGACTCACTTCAAGATAACCCAAGTCTGTCATCAGATGACATGCAAACCAAAATATCGGAATTAGAAGCTGAGAAAAAAGACTTGAACTCAAGAGTCGGTGATATGGCTCGTAAAATGGGGGAACAAGAACGTGACCTTGAAGGTAAATACCAAGAGTGGTACACGGGATTACAAACCTACTATGATGAGCAGCTCCAATCGAAAGATGGCGCTATCAATAATCTTGAGCAACGATTAATCGAAGCGGATGACACAGATGGAGCCAAGTTGGTTCTTGAAGAAAGACAACAAAGAGATGTGGCTGCTGCAAAAGTAGAACAAGATCGTAGAGAACAAACATTGCGAAGGCAAGAAGTTATCTCAACGGCTGTTCAGCAAGCAACAACTGCTTTTCCAGATGTTGATCCTAGTGTATTAAGTGGTGCTACAACACCTCAAGATGTTTGGAAGCTAGCTGGTGACGAAAGTGCTAAAGCGCAAGAGTCAAAACTTGATGAAAAAATGAACGCTTTAAAAGAAGAGCTACTAGCCGCAGTCAAACCAAATAGAGATGTTGGAATACCCGCACAAGAAGAAGCATCCCGTACACCGGGAACATCGCGTGGATCTGAAACTGCCTCAACGAGTAGGCGCGATGGCAGCAACGCTGTCAACGCAGGGCTAATTGAGCTGGAGGAAAGATATGAACAGGCCCGAAAGGGACGGAAACTCGCAGTGGCTATTGCAATTCAAGGGGAAATAATTTCTTACAAGAGAAGCTTTGGACTCCAATAAATAAATTTGGAGGAATACCTAAATGGTAACAGCATTTTCAGGCACTGATGGTGCCGCAGGTGGTATGAGGTCTATCTTTGATAGTGGCGCTTATACCCAAAAACAGAATGTATCAGAATTCATTGATGCAATCGACCCAAGGGATATTCCATTACTTTCCATGTTGGGCATGGGTGATGAAGCAGGATCTGCTAACGCAGGTGCTGATTCGTTGGCCTACCCTTGTCTTAATACGACGCATACATGGCAGAGTGATGAGTTAATCCCTTCACAAGTTTTACTAACTGGTTCAGATTCATCAGCTGGTGAAACACTAACAGTTGGAACAACTTCAGTTAACTACTTTAAGATAGGCGACTTGATTAACGTAGGTAACGTAGCCCGTACTTACGGAGTAGTTACAGCAATAAACACATCTGCAGGTACTTTAACTGTTGCCGCAGCAGATGAAACAGAAGACGCAGCACACGGACTAGGTGTTAACGTAACTGGTCAGACTATCTACAATCTTGGTAACTTGCAAGCAGATGGTGCGACCTTCTCTACGGTCTACAATTCAACTGCACTAGGTTCAGATAGTAATTACACTCAAATCTTTCACGATGCAGTATCAGTTTCTGGTACTTCAGAGTCAATTGAGAAGTTTGGTATTACTAATGAGTTTGATAGAGAGTTTGCTAAGAAGTTCCAAGAAATCGTAATTAAGCTTGAAAGAGCTGCTCACTACGGTATCAGGAATGACGTTCCAGCTGCTAACACTGCAGCTGCTGCGCGAAGAATGGGTGGTCTATATGGGTTTATTAAAACCTCTGCTACTGCCAACAGTACAGATGGCGCAGATGCCAAACTGACTGAGAAGCTTCTTATGGATGAACTACAAAACATTTGGAATGATGGTGGAAAGCCAGACACGATTCTAGTAAACGCAACACAGAAGCGAGTTCTCTCTTCTTTCGCTAGCCCGTATGTACGGACTGACCGAATGGATACTGGACTCGGTGTAATTGTTGGTACTTACGAGTCTGAGTTTGGTGACCTAGACATTGTTCTTGATCGCTATGTACAACCATCAGATTTGATTATACTTCAAAGAGAGTATATCGGAATTGGTGCACTTAAGGGTAACGGCAACGACCGTTCATTCTTTACTACACCAGTCCCAGTAGACGGCGACCGACAAACCGCTACGATTACAGGTGAGTACACAATGGAAGTACGAAACGCAGATAAAGCTCATGGCTGGATCTACGGTCTTAGTACAACCTTAAGTTAAAGAAGGAGGTGATATAAATGGGTAACACTGCAGAATCCTATAGGTTCTTTGGTCATACTATGCCCAATGTTGATAAGCACTTCCGGCTACCAATAACTGTTCATATTCCCGGAAACTTAGCAGAAGATGAAGGAATAGCTGACGCTACAGATGGTATCGTTGCTAAATTTTCAGCTCCTGCTTCTGGGTACGTGGATATGTACGATTACTATGTTGGAACAAAATCTGGAGCTACAGATACGGTAATACACCTTAAGAATAGTGAAACTGCACGAGCAGCTACCGCTATCCTTACACTAACAGCAGCCGCTGTCGGTGCTTTCGGTACAGCTACCACTGATTTGTACCTAGAGAAAGGTGACGTAGTTGAAGTAGATGTGCAGTCCTCACACGGGACTCACGCTATTGATACGACGATGATCTTTCATATGAGAGTTTAGTATAGCTAGTTAGGGGGGATTAAGTTCCCCCCTTCTACTATAAAGGAAGTGGAAAATGTCAGGTGGAGTATCTTATGGGCACAATTTACAAAATTCTATGCCCTATATGGACAACTTAACTTTAGTATCAGCTGCTGCTAGAACTGCTAGTGATACAACAACTGTGAAAGGGCTTGCTCCATATACGAGTGCTTACTTCATGCTTGATGTTACAGCCGCAGCCACAGAAGTAGGAGATAAACTCGCTGTATTTATTCAGCGAGAAATGCCTAATGGTGACTGGATGGATATTATATCCTTTACAGAAGTCTTAGGTAACGGGGGTGCAAAGAAATATCGTGCTGATGTTTACCCCGGTGCTACAGGCGGTGAAACGTCTGGAACAATTAACGATGGAGCACTGACAGCTGGTTCAGTTGCTGACCTTGCATGGGGTGATGCACTCCGATTCAAGTGGGCAGTGACAGATGCTGGTTCAGACAATGCCTCATTTACTTTTTCAGTAACAGGGACATTTAGAGTCTAATGGCTGGTCTTACGACAGGTGAAGGTAATGTAGGAATTGCTGCTGGTAACGTCGGTAGTGAAGAACAATATGGGGGTTCTGGTAATCTGTATGCTAAGTTTAAATACTCAGCTGTAGAAATCCAGAACATCTATAGAAGAATAAGAAGAAGGCGATTAGCCTAGAGGAGAAGGAATGGCAGGAACAACAGCATATCCCGCTGCGTTAGATACTAATACTAACTTAAATGAGAACCTTGCTGACAACGTAGATACCGTTTCGGCTGCTCATCAAAACAACCAAAACGCTGCAATTAAAGCAGTACAGGCTAAAGTAGGTATTGGTGCAGATACGGCCACTACTACACAAATGCTTGTAGGTGGTGCGTCAGCAGGATCTAGTGCATGGGTAACTATGTCTGGTAACGCAACAATGACAAACGCAGGTGTAGTAAGCGTAACTGGTGGTACATTCAGCAGTAGTTTATACGTAAATGAATCTGCTAACACAGGAAGTACTATCGGGGTGACAATTAACCAAGCTGCAAATGACAATGAAATACTTGCATTTAAGTCAAGTGATATTGGACATGCCTATACTACAGGTGGTGAAACAGACACCTACGCATCAATGAAAAAAGCCAATGCTACAATAGGTGGATTAAAAATAACATCTATAGCAGAGGACGCTGCAGAAGACCAAGTAACACAGATACATTCTATTGGTGGTACTGCTATGACAACTAAGACTACATCTGGTGTAGGTCT